GTGATTATGACTCCGGGGGTAATAGTACTTATCGACAAAGTGGAACGCACAGTGGGGTTTCGACTACCATCACAGTCGATACGTACAGCAGAAGCGCTGCTTCTGCTGCTTTGCCTGGATGGAACCCCAGGCTAACCGATGTGAAACTAATCGACCTAGTTGCGTTAGTAACGCAGCGAATGCGGTTTGTTGAGCATCTACTTAGGAAACGTTAAGATGTCTCTCAACGTTACTACCGGCGCCACCCTCTCCGGAGGCTCTGTCGTCGCCCTGGCCAACCGCGGGACTTCGTCCGGCGGAAAAGTCAGTTTTGTCACCCCGACCTCGACTCAGCTTGAGCCGCGGATCATCGACTTCCTTGTGAAGACACCTGTGACTAATGGGACCGACCCGGGCGTTGCCCGCGCTGGTCTCAAAATCGCATTTGCCTCTCGTACGGAAGAAGAAGGGTGCTGCACCACTAAGGCAGGGACTGTCATAGTCGATCTCGATATTCGGTGGCCTTTGAGCCAGCCCAGTACCGTCCTCGACGACGTCATTTCCTATCTGCGTGGCCTCGTATATACTCAGGCGTTTGTTGATTCGATTAAACTTGGCATCTTGCCAAGTTAATTGAGATCGAACGTACGACTTAGTCTATAAGTTATAGACTTCGTATCCTGAGTCCTTGATCCATTGTCCACCTAACGATGTTGTAGGAGAACTTTCGTGCAAATCAATCCTTTGATTCATGATTTGGATCTTGTTACGTTAGCGCAGCACTTCGCGGTTAGCAATCTCGATAGTTGGTCCCTCCAGCATGTCAATAGATTGTTCCAGTGCATTCGCACTGGTCTATTTGACGACTGGAAGAAAACAATTAATGAGATTGTCCGACCTGAGTTCGGGCCGGAGCACTACTATAAAGCTAGGCAGTTTTCTGCTTTGCTTTCGAAGGTTCCTTTTCCAGGCATTGCGGCTAAGCAGAAAGAAAGGGCAGTGATGTCCTTTCGATCCGCTGAATCAAAATGTAGGAGAACGAACCGACGTCTACGATACTATCAGAGTCATTCTGATCGTATGTCACCTACTATGCGTGTTCTCTTATCGAGAGCCCGTGCAGAGGTGCGTAGAATGGTAGGTGGGGACCTTAGCGATGGAACCCTTAACCGGGTTCTAAAGCTAAGTCGCCCTGGGAGTGGCACTGCGATAGGTACTAGAAACGCTTTCCGCGTGTCCTTACCCTTCAAACTGGGAGATACCGATCTCTGTTGTACACGTTCGGCTTTGCCTTACGCACAACAGATGTTTCGGCTATTTCAGCTTTGGGGTGTCAGTGTTTCCAACATTGATTGGATGCGTGGGAGCTATTCTATACCCTATGTAGTAACACCTGCCAACAAAGTCACTTTCGTCCCGAAGGACGTTATGACTTTCCGCACTATAGCAATTGAGCCAGCCCTGAATGTTATGCTTCAGTTAGGTGTTCATGAATACCTTTCTGATCGCTTAACGATTTCAGGTAACTGTATCAAAACTCAAGGTAGAAACCAAGAGTTAGCACGTAAAGGCAGTATGCCTGATAGTGCAATTGCTACCATTGACCTTTCTAGCGCAAGTGATACTTTGTCATTTGAGTTAGTTAAATGGTTGTTACCTCCTCTGTGGTTTGCGTTTCTATCTGATATCCGTAGTGAATACGGCTGTCTTGATGGTGACACTTTCCGCTACGAGAAGTTCTCATCCATGGGAAATGGTTTTACCTTTGCTTTGGAAACAATTGTTTTCTTAGCATTGGCACGTGCAGCCAATTCCCTAACAGGCGGTCAAACAGCCTCCTGTTATGGAGATGATATTGTTATATCATCTGAGTCGTCGCTACTTCTCACTG